AAATAGTTTATAATGAGTAAAAAATATAAAGTAATATTAATTAGTGGTGGATTTGACCCTGTTCATAAAGGCCACATAGAATGTATCCAAAATGCTAAAAAGTTAGCAGATGAAGTTTGGATAGGACTGAACAACGATAGTTGGTTGTACAGAAAAAAAGGAAAACAATTTATGAAAGAAGGTGAAAGAAAATTCATAATGGAAAACCTTAAAGATGTGGATTATGTTTATATAATGAATCCACTTATACATGGAGATGATACAGCAATTGATTTCATCGACCATGCAAGAAAAAAGTATGTAAACGAAAATGGTGATTTACGAAAAGGTGAAATGGCATTTGGTAATGGTGGTGATAGAACCGAAACAACTACACCAGAAAATGATGTATGTAATTCATACGGAATAGATTCAGTATGGGGTCTTGGTAAAAAGATTCAATCATCATCTTGGTTATTGGAAAAATATTTAAACATAGCAGAATAAAATTATGGATTTAAAAAAATTAGTTAAAGAGTATCCAAACGATATGGAACTCGGAAAAGCAGTAAGAAGTATTTACTTACAAAGAGAAAAGTTTTTAGAAGAACACAAAGATATTAAAATCTTTGAATCACCTGATGGAGGAGAAACAGTTTATGAAAGACCTTTCGGTGGTGATTACACAACAAAAAAATTAGTTAAATGAAATTAATACAAGACCCAAGTAAACTTAAAACAAAGATAGAACCATCCCCATTCACTCAAGAAGAGATTGATGAAATATCAGTAACACTTCTTCAAGAGTTAAAAAAACATGGTGGTATAGGGTTATCGGCAAATCAAATAGGAATAAATAAAAGAGCCTGTGTAATCAATGTAAAGGAACCATTGGTACTAATCAACCCAAGAGTTGCAGAAGTATCGGAGGAATCGGTTGTTTATGTGGAACAATGTTTATCTATGCCTAAGACAATGCGTAAACCAGTTCAAACAGTAAGATTTAAAACATTAACAGTAGAGTGTGATAATTTAGGAACAGTAATATTTTCACCTGATTCAAAAGAAGAATGGAAAACATCTGAAGAATTCTATAATGATGAAGGTATGTTAGAGTGTGTTGTAGCACAACATGAGATTGACCACCTTGAAGGTAGATTGATAATAGATAGAAGATATACACAAACAATCATACGAGAAAAAAAATATGGTAGAAATGAAAGAGTGATGGTTAAACTATCAGATGGAACTACCGAATTTATGAAATATAAAAAGGCACAACCTTTACTTTCACAAGGTGCTGAAATCTTATAAAAAAAGAAAAAATGGGTAAACTTATATTTAGTTATACAGAGAAAGACTTTAAAGACTTAAACAGAGAAGCTAACAAAATAGAATTTGATGTACCAGATGATATGGACATCAATGAATATAAAGTTGTTTGTGTTAGGTTGGCAGCTGCATTGGGTTATGGTAATAAATCAATCAAAAAGGCGTTTGGTGATTTGGTTTTTGGGAATGAAGATGTAAACGAATTAAAAGATTTATTAGATGAGCTTAATATCAAAAACAATGATAAAACAATTACAGAGTAAACTATTAACTCAGAGTTTAGTAACTCAGAGTATTATGGATTTACTTATAGAAAAAAAAGTTTTTACTAAAGAAGAAATCAAAGAACAAATTGATTTTAATATGGAGTTGTGGCAAGAATTAGTAGAAGAAAATAAAAAACTTCTTAAAATGACAAATGAGGTATTAGAAAGAATACCAGATGAAGAAGATGAAGTTACAGAAGGGTTATACTATGGGCCGATAGGTGAGTGTTAAAAAAACTCCCTAAAAATTTGGATATATCGAAAATTTTTCGTATATTTACATAGTAAATCAAAAGGAGCAATCCCTATGAAAAAACAAATATTAACAGTAGTAATTTCAATGTTTGTAACATTGGGATTAGTTGGATTTACAGCCAACATTATATTACCAAAAGTTCAATCAGTAGCAGAGGTATTAGAACCCAAACCAGTTGAACTTGTAGAAATAGAAATAGAACCTATTAAGATAGAAATAAATCAACACGATATGTTTCTTGAAGCAATAGGAATGAGAGAATCCTCAAACAGATACGATATTGTAAATGGTTGGGGTTATATGGGAAAATACCAATTCGGTAAACGAACTCTCAAATCATTAGGATACGATGTATCAAAAGAACAATTTCTTAATTCACCTTACTTACAAGAAAAAGCAATGTTAGATTTACTTTTACATAATAAAAAAATACTTCAGAAGTATATTGATAAATGGGAAGGTAAAACTATAAATGGTAACGAGATTACCGAAAGTGGTATTCTTGCAGCTGCACACTTAGCAGGACCAGGTAATGTTAAAAGGTTTTTAAGAAAAGGAAAAGAATTCAGAGATGGTAATGGTACAAAATTAACTTCCTACCTTACACAATTTAGTGGATACAAATTAAACTTAGAATAATATGTTAGAAATATTTACAACCTATAATATCATTATAGGAGTTTCAGTAATACTGAACATTGTCTTATTGGTGGGTATTAGAAACCTTTTAAGACAGAACGAACAACTTGAAGATAGGTTAGTTAGAACTGTTAATTCAGTTAGAAATAGAGTTATAACGGCTATTGACCAAATGAGAGTTATTGATACAAAACAAGCATTTGAAAAAGATGATGAAGTTGGAGCCACTTTTGGTCAACTGAAAAAGATTGTTGAAGAATTAAACGAAGATATATAATATGCCCAAAAAAAGAAGAAAAAAATCCAAAATATATTTTGGTACACCTGCTCAAGAAGCAATCATAGAGTACAACAAATCAACCGACCCAGCAGAAAGGTCTAAAATTTATCAAGAAAGAATTAAATATCCTTTCGAAAAATTGGCAGAAAATGTAATGAATACATTTAAGTTTACTTATTTTGATGTACCAAAGATAGATGTTCAAATGGAAGTAGTTTCTACAATGGTAGAAAAAATGCATATGTTTCAAGAAGGTAAAGGTAGAGCTTTTTCTTACTTTACTATTATTGCAAAGAACCATTTGATTTTAAAGAATAATGGTAACTACAAAAGATGGAAACAAAATTCCTTGTTATCTCAGATGCCAGAAACTTGGAATCCTGAAAATGACCATTATGAAGTAGAAGAAAATAATGAGTTTAAAGAGTTTAAACAAATAATGTTAGATTATTGGGATATAAACTTAAGTACAGTATTTACTAAAAAAAGAGATATACAAATTGCAGATGCAGTATTAGAATTATTTAGAAGAAGTGAACATATAGAAAACTTTAATAAGAAACATTTATATCTTCTTATTAGAGAGATGACTGATTGTAAAACTCACTACATTACCAAAGTTGTAAATGTAATGAAACAACATCAGAAAAAAATGTTAAATGAATACTTAGAACATGGATATATAGAGGAAAACAAAAATACATTTTTTGAATCCAATAAATATATTGACGAAGATTATTTATAATGAGTTATATTTTAGGAATAAGTTGCGGTTATCACGATAGTGCCGCGTGTTTATTAAAGAATGGGAAAGTACTATCAGCCTGTGAAGAAGAAAGATTCACAGGCATAAAACATGATTTTTCATTTCCACACAATACGATTAAATGGATATTCGAAAGTAATTCAATTACAAAAGAAGATATTGATGTAATTTGTTTTTATGAAAGTCCTGAAGAAAAAATAGATAGAATACAAAAAAGTACATCTAAAAAGCCAACAAAATGGTATAATATTTTTTCAAAAAAAAATAATATTGTAGAAAGAAATAAAAAAGGATATCAATTACTTCTTAAAGATATTGAAAATATTAAAGGAAAGAAAACAAAAATATCTTTTACAGACCACCACTCCTCTCATTTAGCATATTCATATTATACATCACCATTTGAATCATCAGCTATACTTTCAGTAGATGGTGTTGGTGAATGGAAAACAACTGCACTTGGAATTGGTAAAGGTAATAAAATAAAAGAACTTCAAAGTATAAACTTTCCTCATTCATTAGGAATGTTTTATTCTAGTATGACAGCATTTCTTGGATTTAAACCAAACGAAGGTGAATATAAAGTAATGGGATTGGCTCCCTATGGCAATCCAACTAAGTTTAATTTAAAGTTTGAAGATATAATTCAAGATTCTGAAAAAGGAGAATACAAATTAAATATGAAATATTTTACATATGAATATTCTGATACTCATATGTTTAATGAAAATTTAGGTGAACAATTAGGAATACCAAATAGATTACCAAACGAACCTCTAACACAAGATTATAAAGATTTAGCAGCATCTGTACAATTTCAATATGAAAAATTCTTTTTTAAATTGTTAGATAGATTATACAAAATTACAGAATCACCGAACTTATGTTTAGCTGGTGGTTGTGCATATAATGGAACTGCCAATGGAAAGATAAAAGAAAAAACCAAATTTCAAAATATTTGGATTCCACCAGCACCATCAGATGCAGGTTCTTGTATTGGAGCATCATTAGATTATTTTTACAAAAAGAAAAAACAAGATAGAGTTCAAAATATTAACCCCTTCTTGGGTCCGTATTATTCTAAAGAATATATGTTAAGAGCGTTAAATGATTACTCTAAAGATGTTTATTATGATTGGAAACCAAGAGAAGAAATGATTCCATTTATTGCACAGCAAATTAAAGAAAATAATATCATTGGTTTATTTCAAGATAGAATTGAATTTGGTGCAAGAGCATTGGGTAATCGTTCTATATTAGCAAATCCATGTGACCCTCAAATGAAATCAAGATTAAATAGAGTAATTAAAAAGAGAGAAGGATTTAGACCATTTGCACCTATTTGTACTTTTGATTCATTAACAACTTACTTTAATTATGATTCAGAAATCCCTTATATGAATCAAGTTGTAAAGGTAAATGATAGGTTTAAAGATAAATTACCTTCAATAACTCATATTGATGGTTCTGCAAGAGTACAAACTGTAACTCATAACTCTAATAGATATATTTCTTTATTACTTAAAGAGTTAAATAAAGTAAATGGATTTCCAATTGTAATTAATACTTCATTTAACTTAAAAGACCAAACAATGGTTTTAACCCCAACAGATGCAATCAAAACATTTCTAAATTGTGAAATGGATATTTTGATTCTTGGTTCTTATGTTGTAAAAAAGAAAATCCTTTAACCTTTCCATAATATTTACTTAACAATTTCTTAACATAGGTATATTTATACTAAAGGAGGAATTATGAATGAACAATTATTCAAAGTAAAGATTGTTCAAATAATAGCAATCCTATTATTTTCTCTGTGTACCATTCCGCTCTTTGGACAAACTTCCAAAGTTATTACACAGATAGACAACAATCTTTACCAGTATAGAGCTTACAACGAAGATGGTTCTATACACCAAAAAGGAAAATACATCGGAACAAAAGATGGCAAACTATTAGTCCATTCTTATTGGAGTGATGATGTGGGTACTAAGGCTCTCTATAACAAAGGAAAGTTAGTTTGGATTAAACCAAAGGGACAACCTCGTTATACTTATAAAGAGATAGAGTACGAACAAATGAAGGCTCGTATTAGAGACTTAGAAAACAAACTGGCAAGTAACAAGCCCTAATCGTAATTCAAAGTGATTAGTAAAGTTTTAACCCCACAATTAGTGGGGTTTTTTTATTGACACCCAATATTGTTTGCCTATTAGGTGTTAAAATCAAAAACATACTTTTTATTTCATATATACAATAGTTATTTGTGGACAAGTCCGTTGTTTTGGAATATGAAAAAGTTATTATTCTTAATTAAAACAAAGGAGAAACAATATGGATTTTTTAAAAAAAATCGGCTCTTGGGCTGATGAACTAACAAAAATCGGTATTAGTATCGTTGCCTTGGGAGTTGTACTTGAAGTATTATTCAAAGGTGCAAACATTCCATTCTGGCCAGAAGTATCAGTAGTTGATAACATTATGGGCATTTTAGGAAGTTTGAGTGCTGAAGGTCTATTAGGACTGGTTGGTGCTTTCGTACTTTACCATATAATCAAGAAGTAAGATTTACTTAATAATTTTCAAAACGCGTTAAGAACTAAACCTCTCTTCGGAGAGGTTTTTTTATTTACTATATTTATATACAACATAATATGGTATAATCATGAGTACGAATTTTGAATTATTTCCTGGTAAAAACCTAAGTGGGTTGTTTGAGGATATCTATGATAACCAACAAAACAAGAAACAAAGGATATCAGAACTAATTGCTGAAATGAAAAAAGTAATTAGACATTCTGGTGATATGGCTGTAATTGGTCCAATCATAAAAGATTTAGTTGATACTTCGGTTAGAAACGATGAATCACTAATTAAGATGGCAGCAATTGCACAAAGAATGATTGCATCAAAAGATAAATCAGAAGGAGATACTGGTTTCCTTACTGATAAAGAAAAAGAACAATTACTACAACAATTAGAAGATACAGTTTACGAAGTAGAATCTGAAAAAACAAAAGTTGATGATTTAACTAACGAAGTTGAAGAATTAAAACAGAAAGTAAATAAATAAACATGCCATTTAGAACCTCAATATCAAATAGTAGTTTTTATTCTAATAAGAAAAAGATTTCCAACACCTCACTTGATGGAAGCACCGGTATTGTATTATATGTTCACCTTGATGATAGTGAAGCAACAGGTATTACATTAATAGATGACCTTGTTGATAAAGTATCTGATAAAGAAATGGTTATTGGTCATTGTAAGATTGCAAGTAGAACTGATTCCACACACGATTTAGAAAACATACCAGAATATCCACCAGCAAATCCTGATGAAGGAATCCCACTAATAGGAGAAGTTGTACAATTAGTAAAGATTGGTAGTACTTTATTTTATAAACGAATTCCAAGTATTGATATTAATACAGGAAATTCAGAAGAAAATGCATTATTAGAAGGAACACCTAAAGAAGAAAAGCCAGGAAATCAAGCATCATCTTATAGTGAATCATCACAGACAGGTATCGCAAACAATACCACCAATACTGATAACTCTGTTAGAGAAACAAAACTTGGTGAATATTTTGAACCAACACAAATAAACCCTTTACGATTATATGAAGGTGATAAGCTTATTCAATCAAGATTTGGACAATCAATAAGATTTAGTGGATACAATAACGAAGATAATCTTTTTGCACCTACAATAATAATTCGTAACAGACAAAGTGATAAATCTATTGAAGATTTAAAAGAGTTTGAACCAACAGAAGAAGATATTGTAAATGATGGTTCATCAATTGTATTAGCAAGTGGTGAATATGAAATCCCATTTGCACCAGGTAATGAAGAAGTTACTTTAGAAACAGATGATAATGTAGTTTACTACGAATCACCAGAATTAAAAGGAACAGACCAAATCCTAATGAATAGTGGTAGAATAGTTTTATCTGCTAAAGATTCAGAAATGATATTTTTCTCAAAAGGAAATTACTCATTTATTTCAGATGGTAAACTTACAATCGATAATGGATTGGATGGTGCTCAGATGGATTTTAATGGTGAGGTTAGAATGACTACCAATGATAATCCGATATATCTTTTAGGTCAAGGAGAAGAAGGTAAAATATACCTTAATATAGAAAATGAAAATGAACCAGTAGTACGAGGTCAAACATTAGTTAAACTTTTAGGAGAACTAATAGATGCAATCAATCAACAAATATATAAAACCCCATCAGGACCAACTGCTGTAGGGCCAACCAATAGTGGAACTTTTAAAAATATTAAAAGTGAATTGGAAACAATATTATCCACAACAAACTTTACTGAATAATCATGTCTCTTTCTTTGTTTAAAAATAACTTGTTAAGATATATGCAGAATCCTAACGGCATAAATAAGTTTGAGGATTTTGCTGATAAAGTTGTTTTTGAATATGATTTATTAATAAAATCAGGATTTCAAACTATAAATGGTAATAAAATAATAAGTGGTAATACTGATTTGATGCGTACATCAGTTGAAAATGCGTGTAGAAAGGCCTTACAAAAAGATAAAGGGTTACATGACTTTGTTAATGATTTAGGAGATGCAACAAGACAGTATTGGATTGGTGCAGAGTTTATTGTAGGAGTACCACCCGTAATACCAGCTATTGCCACGATAGGAAATATTCTTTTAGATTCTGCAATCATTTCAAATATAGGAGTATGGACACCACAACCACCTACACCACCAAATGAAGATTCAAACATTTTACTTGATAGTTTTATTTTAGGAATACAACAACACTTGACAACTATCCAAGGATTTTATTTTACTGTATCATTATATCCCTCAGTACCTTCTCCTATACCAAATCAAGGAGTATTACTATTTCAAGGATATACAGTTGTCGGTGGTGGAGCTCCATCTACAACGGCATCAGAAACTACACAAGAAAGTTTTCTTACAAAAGTTTTAAAGAAACTTGGAAATCTTTTAAAGAATGATGAGATGGATGAGGAACACAAACAAGAAGCAGAAAAAGAAAAGTTGGAAGCTGATGCGGTTGCCAATGATACTTCTTTACCATCACAAGGAAGAACATCTGCACAAGAATATTCTAAACTTAAACAAACTCAACTTAACGAAGGAAAAGTAAATAGTGTTCCTGTTGATATAACTGATGAAGAAGCAGAGGAACTAGAAAAAGAAACACCAGAAGAATATAAATGTGAATCAGGAGAAAAAGTAGTTCAGATAGCTAAAAGAGATATTGGTATTCTTGAAACAGGTTCTCCTCCTGGTAAAAACTATGGTGGATTTCCTGGTGGAGTTCAAAAAGATGAACCTGGTAGAATAGATGAAATGTTTGATAATTGTGGATTAGATAATCAAGCTAAGGTTAGAAAAACTGGTAGTGGTTATTATTGGTGTGCTGCCGCAGTAACAACTTGGTGGAAAGAAGCAGGATTACCTTTACCACCAAATGGAAGAGCAGGATGTGATTTTTGGATGCAGTGGGGAAAACAAAATGGATATTGGTCTGATACACCAAAGATAGGAGCAGCAGTGTTATATGGTTCTCATGCAGATGCTCATCACATAGGAATTGTATCAGCTGTAACTAAATCTGGTGGTATAATGACAATAGAGGGAAATACAAGTGGTGGTGGTTTTAATAGGAATGGATGTGGTGCTTTTAGAAAAGTACCAAAAAAATATTTAGGTTTTGTAATTCCACCTGATTGTGTTGAACCATAAAATCAATAATAATATATTTATATTAGACAAGGAAAATAAAAGATTATGGAAACGAAACAATTAGTCAAAATAATAAAAACAATAGTAGAAGCTGAAGTGGCTAAAAACCACGAGAAGTTTTTAACTAAAACTTTTCCTAAAATATTAGAGGAAGAAGTTAACAAAAGATTAAAAGAGGTGAAGGGGGGTATTGTGCCGTCCTCTACGCAATTAGTAGAAGATGATGTGGTAGACCCATTCGAACAAGCAGAAATTGCTTTACAAGAAGAAAGAACACAACCTAAAAGACAATTCACTAAAAATGAAAAGTTAAACGAGGTACTAAATAATACAAAACCATTTTCAGCAGAACAAAGAAAAGGTACACCAACTACTAAATCAGTATTGGATAATTTTCAACAACCTGTAAATGAAAGTATGGATAAAACTGTAACATTTAACTCTCAAGGTGCACAAGGTGGTACTGATATGATGAGAGCTCAGATGGCACAAAAAATGGGTTATGGTGATATAAAACAACAACCAAGTAAAACAGGTCTTGGTGTTCAAACAGGATTACCTGGTTTAGATAGAATTCTAAATAGAGATAATTCTGCACTTGTAAAAAAGTTTAAAAGATAGGAGATTATAAATGGCATATGTAATCGGTAGAAAAATTGTAAAGGATACAAAAGATTTTGATTCCTATGCCTATGGTATTACCCTACCTTTAAGAAAAGGAGAAACAGGATTTTTTGAACAAGCTTTTGTTTCATTTGAACAAGCAAAATCAAATTTGAAAAATCTACTTCTTACAAAAAAGGGAGAACGAGTTATGCAACCAAACTTTGGTACTGGTTTACATTCTTTATTATTTGAACAAATAGATGATAATTTAGAATCAAAGATTCAAGAAACAATCACAAAAAATGTAAATTATTGGTTACCATATGTTAATATAAAAAATATAGATGTTGAAATGACAAATGAATTGAAAGACCAAAATAGAGTAAACTTAAGTTTAGAGTTTACAGTTGGTAATCAAATTGATTTACACGAATTAACATTTACAGTACAAGGAACAAATTAAGATGGCATTAAATTCAGCAACATTTAAAAGTAATAAGGGAAGAGATATAAAATATCTTAACAAAGATTTTGCACAGTTTAGACAAAATCTAATTGAGTATGCTAAAACTTATTTCCCAAAAACACATTCTGATTTCAATGAATCCTCACCAGGTATGATGTTCATAGAAATGGCATCTTATGTTGGAGATATTCTTTCTTATTATACTGATGATTCATTAAAAGAATCTTTAATGTTATATGCTGAAGATAAGGCAAATGTTATTGCTCTTGCAAAGTACTTAGGATACCAACCAAAGGTAACTTCACCAGCAGTAGCAGAGGTATCTGTATATCAACTTGTTCCATCGATTTATAACTCAAATAGTAAATCAGGTACAAACTATGAACCTGATTCAAGATTTTATCTTAGAGTAAAAGAAGGTATGATTATCCAATCTTCAAAATCAAATACAAGATTTAGAACAAGTGAACTTTTAGATTTTAATGATGAAAACGATAGAGAAATTACAGTATGGGCATATGACCCTAATGATTCTACAAAACCAATTCAATATTTGGTTAAAAAAACAATAAAGGCAATATCGGCAGAGTTAAAGGAGTTTACTCAAACTTTCAATGGAAATACTTCTTTCTCTAAAATTAATATTGCAGATACTGATGTTGTTGACATTGTTGATGTAAGAGATTCAAATGGTAATAAGTGGTATAATGTTCCTTATCTTGCACAAGAATTAGTTTACATTGATTATCCAAATACCGAACAATATGATAAAGACCTATCACAACACCAAACTGATGGAGTATCAAGAATATTAAAAACATTAAAAACATCAAGAAGATTCACAACACAAGTTAATGATGATAATACTACCTCACTTGTTTTTGGTGGTGGTACTGCGAGTGATGATGAAACACTAATACCAAACTTTAAAAATGTTGGATTGGGATTAAATAATTCTATTGATAAATTAGGAGCATCATTTGACCCATCAAACTTTTTGAAAACAAAATCTTATGGACAGGCACCGAGTGGAACATTTACAATACAATATTTAATTGGTGGTGGTGTAGAATCAAATGTTGCTAAAGGTGAACTTACATCTATACAAAGAATAGAATATGATGAAGATACTACAATATTTACTCCAAGTGAATTAAGATTGTATAATCAAGGTAAAGCATCTATTGCGTGTGATAACGAAACACCAGCAACAGGTGGTAGAGGTGAAGAAACTATCGATGAAATAAGAGAAAACGCTCTTGCAAACTTTGGTTCACAAAATAGAGCAGTAACAAGAAAAGATTATCAAGTAAGAGCACTTTCTATGCCATCTAAATTTGGTGGAGTTGCAAAGGCATATTGTGCACCAGATGGTGAGTTAGATAATAATTCTCCTTCTTCTATCCTTAACAATCCTAATTCATTAGAAGAGTTTGCAGGATTAGTACAAACTTTAGGAGAAAAGAAACTTACAGAGCAACAAATCAAAGATGAATTAAGAAACTTTTTAGCAAGTAAAAAAGGAAATCAAAATGAAAAAAACAATCCTTTTGCAATTAATTTGTATTTACTTGGATACGATACTAATAAAAAATTACAAACTCTAAACAGAGCAGTAAAAGAAAACTTAAAAACTTATTTAGGTGAGTACAGAATGTTAACAGATGGAGTTAACTTTATTGATGGTTATGTTATTAATATTGGATTAGATTTTGAAATTAGAGTTTATGGTGGATATACTAAAAGAGAAGTTCTTACTAAATGTATAAACGAATTAAAAGAATATTTTAATATTGATAATTGGACTTTTAATATGCCAATTAATATTTCTGAAATTGAATTATTGATTGCAGGAGTAGAAGGAGTACAATCAGTACCTAAGTGTGAAATTACTAACAAGTGTTTAGGAAACTATTCATCACATTCTTATAATATATTAGATGCAACTAAAGGTAAAATGGTTTACCCATCTTTAGACCCATCTATATTTGAAGTGAAGTTTCCAAACAAAGATATAAAAGGGAGGGTTGTATAATGTATTATTTCGTAACATCATCTAAAGATACTACAATCTATTTACAACAACCCACACAAAATACTGGGTTTGATGAAATATTAGAAGTTTCCAAAACTTATTATGGAAACTTAAAAGATAACGCAAGAACATTAATCAAGTTTGATACAAATGCTATTTCAGAATCAATAGCAAGTGGTGAAATTACAATGAGTTCAGCTGAACTTATTTTAAAAGAATGTGAATCAAGTGAAATACCAACTGATTATACAATTTATGCTTATCCTGTTTCTCAATCTTGGGATATGGGTATAGGAACAAGGTTTGATAACATAAGTACTGATGGATGTTCTTGGGAAAAGAGAACAACCTCATTAACTTGGTTAGGAACTGATTTTGCAAGTGGAACAACTGGTTCATTTAATGGTAAGGGTGGAACTTGGTACACTGGTTCTGCAGCATCACAATCCTTTTCTTATCAAACAACTGATATAGAGATGGATGTTCTAACTCCACTTAATTCTTGGATAAGTAGTTCAATACCAAATGAGGGTTGGATTATAAAACACGATTCATCTTTAGAAAATGATACCGAAGATTACGGACAATTAAAGTTTTTTTCAAAAGAAACAAATACTATATACCAACCGAAGTTAAGAATTGGTTGGGATGATTCTTCTTTCTCTACTGGTTCTCTTAGTGCATTAACTGCCGATGATATTCATATCACATTTAAGAGATTAAAAGTAAGATATAAACGAGGAAGTAAACCTACAATCAGAGTTTTTGGGAGAGAAAAATATCCTCTTAAAAATTACACCAATCAATATGCTTATACAGATGTATATTATTTACCATCAACTACTTACTACCAAATTAAAGATGTAGTAACAGATGAAGTGGTGGTTCCATTTAGTGATGACTATACAAAAGTTAGTTGTGATTCAAATGGTAATTATTTTAAATTAAATTTAAGTAACTTTGAATATAACAGAGATTACTATATAGAAATAAAAGTAAATAGAAATGGTGTGATTGAATACTTTACTGATAAAGAGTTAACTTTCACCGTAGAGAAGTAAAATGGCGTTAAACGATAAATTTAGAATAGACGAGTTAGTCAAAAAAGGCGATAAGGGGATTCGTAGAAATGAATCTGGTAAAATCGTTGTGCGTAAAAAAGATGGTAAAGAAATAAAACCATCACCAAAACTTGCAAAACCATTTGGTGAAGAACGAATAAAAGGAAAGTTAGTTAAAGATAAACTAAAAGAAGATTTAGTATATAGAGATGATGAAATAAATCCAAATCAAGAAACTTTTTCTGGTGAAGCTAATATAAACTTAGTTAAACCAAAATATAATGAAGAGGAGTTAGTAAAGGCGGTTGATGTTGAAGTTGATGAGTTAGTAAAGAAAAGAAAACCTCAAAAACCAAGGTATATTCTATACGAAAAATATCAACAGAAGTTAAATGAAATAAAAGATTTAAATCAACAACTTCAAGATGTTACTAATGAAAGAGATAATTTATTATCAAATGTAGAAACATTAGAAGGAAGTGTTGAAGTTTTAAGTGCTCAAATTCTAACACTACAAGAACAAATAAATTTTCAAGAACAAGAATTTAGAAAGTTAACTGAAAAGTTTGGAGAGTTATCTTTAGATTTCCAAAATGCAGTGGTTAAGGGAACTAAGGAAGGTATTGAAAGGGTTTCATTAACTGCACAATCAAGAGGACTAGAGGCACAAAAAGAAACTTTACAATCCCAATTAGATTCAGAAAAAGAAATTGTTAAATCTTTACAAGCTGCAAACGAAACATTACAACAAACAATTGAAACAAATGCTCAAATATTTGAACAACAAATAGCACAAGCAAATCAACAAGTAAAAGCGGCTCAATCAACAGCAGCAAATGCAGCTAACTCTAAGAAGAAAAAAATTATTTGTAATGAACTTTATCATCAAGGATTTATCCCACAACTTATTTGGGATGCGGATGAAAGATATGGTGATATGATGTTTGATAAAGACCCAAGATTGGTAATCGGCTATCAGATGTGGGCAAGAAAAGTTGTAGAGTTTATGAGAAGAAAACCACAATATTCGCCTATTGTAAACTTCTTTGTTAAACCTTGGACTGAATGGATGGCACATCAAATGGGTGTATTACCAAAAAGTAATTTAAGAGGTTACTTAACTCACTTAGTAGGTAAACAATTATGTTATGTAGTTTATGATTTCAATGGTGGAGATAAACTTTATCAGAGATATTTAAATAGTAATTAATTATGGCAATTAAAGAGTTTAAAGAAATAGTAGACCGAAAGGGTTATTTAGTTGAATCTGAGGATAGAAAGATATTCGAACAAGAGTTAACTAAATCAAACTATGGATTGGGTTGTAATGATATGATTGAGTTCATACTTTATGATTCTAATGACAATCAATTGCCCCAAGGTGAAGATGGAAAGTTAGTAAGATATATTTCAACAGACGATGAAGATTATAAAAAATATTTCTTAAATTTACCAAAAAATCCTTATACAAACAAAATGAATGATTCTGAAGATTATGTTGTTGATTTACAACAACTAATATTAGATTCAGGATATAATAATGGTATCTTTAAAACTCAAGTAACATTTCTAAACAGAAGAGTTGGTTCAGAAATAGGATTAGATAAAACATGGATACACGAAATATCACCATCTCGAACAGAAGTAAGAATTCTTGCTCTAAAAAATAAAGCAGCAGATAAAGATTTAGAAAAAAGATATTCAGTTTTTACAGACAAAAAACAATTTAGAGATGATATA